GTCGGGCTCAAAAAGGGTTTATCTACGGTCCTGAAGGAATTGGGAAATCTAGCTTTGCTAGTCAATTCCCAGATCCAGTCTTCATCGATACGGAAGGTTCGACCGATAACATGGATGTGGCACGACTCGACAAGCCGACCAGCTGGACCATGCTTATCAATGAGATTGCTTTTATCAAGGCGAATCCGACAGAATGTGGAACGCTCGTCGTTGATACGGTCGACTGGGCGGAAGCTTTGGCAGTAGCTCACGTATGCTCGCAGCATGGTAAACAAGGTATTGAAGATTTTGGCTGGGGTAAGGGGTATACCTATGTCCAGGAAGAAATGGGGCGTTTCTTGAATAACCTGTCTGATTTGGTTGATATGGGGATCAACGTGGTATTGACTGCGCACGCTCAGATTAAAAAATTTGAACAGCCAGACGAGATGGGCTCTTATGATCGATATGAATTAAAACTTGGTCAAAAGACAGGCTCTAAGACTGCTCCGCTAGTGAAAGAATGGGCGGATATGGTTCTATTTGCGAATTACAAGACCTTGGTCATGACAACCGACAATGGCAAGAAAAAAGCGCAAGGTGGTGAGCGCGTGATGTATACTAACCACCGCCCCGCTTGGGATGCCAAGAATCGTCATGGGTTGCCAGATGAATTGCCATTCAATTACGCAGGAATTGCTCATATCTTTGCCGGTCAACAAGTACAAGCACCACAACCACAGGTTGCACAACCTCAGCCGGTCGCTCCTGGACCTCAGCAGACCACACAGCAAGCTCCTGAACAAGTCCAAGAGGAATTACCTCTCGATATGACGACGGTATCCGAAGCACCTCAAAGTGAAGCTCCTAGCGATCCAGAGAGTGCTACCGCTTCATATCACACAAGCTTACCAAAGAGTTTGACTGACCTCATGACTCAAGGTAACGTGACGGAAGAAGAACTTCAAAAAGTTGCATATATCCGCGGTCACTTCCCGCTAGGAACGCCAATTGAAAACTTCCCGCCTGATTATTGGGATATGATCGTGGCACACTGGCAGGCAACCATGGAAGTTATTCAAAACCAAGTACGAGCAGACCCTGAACTGCCCTTCACGATGTAGATTCTGGGAATTAGAAATCATAGCAAAATATAATAAGGAGTATCTATGAAAGATAAAACTATTAAAATTGATTTGTCAAAAATCGCAAATACATCCCTACAAGAAAAGGTTGACAAAGAACTTTAAAAAGTCCTTGAGAATATTCTGGATCTCAATACAGAAGCTAAAGCGAATCGCAAGGTTACTATCATACTAACGATGTCAACAGACGATGAACGTACAGTCGTTAAGACAGGCATGGAAGTAAAATCTACCTTGGCACCACAGAAAAGTGTCGCAACAACTGTCATTGTCGGTCGTGACGACACTGGTAAAATTCACGCAAATGAGCTCAAGAGCGGCATCCCTGGTCAGACTTACTTTGATGACAATGGTGATATGAGAACAGATACTGGGGAACTTATCGAAAAAGTCGAACAACAAAATACAAATATTATTGATTACAACAAAAAGAAAGCAGGTAACTAACCATGACAGAAAATATTAAAGATGCATTATCATACGCAGTCGAACTAGCGGGTAAAGAAAAGAAAATCATTCGTTCAGAAACTGGGAAGGAATATTTTGACAGCAATGAATATGACTTACAGGAACTGACGCCTCGTAAGTACGCACCTATCCTTGAGCTTCAGACACTCAAAAGTCTAGTTGACTATCTCAAATCAGATAACGATTGTATCAGTGATCGTAAACTTGTAGTTGTCGTGGACAGTTTCCAAAAAGTATCTGTATATGATCAAGTTGATTTTGAAAATGGTAAACGTCCTCAGCTCGTATCTGTAAAAGCAACCGTTCCAGTTATTCCTTTTAGCAATTGGCGCGACCAGGAAGAATTCAATATTATGCTGCAGTCTATGTTTATCAATGATGCAGACCGTAATTTGGTTTTGGATTTTGCTAGCCATTTGAAAATCGAAAAAGGTGCAGAAGTACAGGACAATGGCATCAGTCAAATGGCGACAGTTCGCGATGGTGTAGCAAGCCTAGCACAAGCTAAAACTCCAAATCCAGTAACCTTGCGACCATATCGTACTTTCAACGAAGTAGAACAACCTGCTAGTCAATTTGTCTTCCGCATCAACAAATTGGCAAATCTTGCGCTCTTTGAAGCAGATGGTGGGAAATGGAAATTAGAAGCCGTCGAAAGCATCGCAAATTATTTAAAAAATGAACTTGCTAGCAACAAAAAAATTACTATTTTAGCTTAAAGGAGAAATCAACATGACACAACAACAATACAACAACTTTGATCACGAAATTGGTTGGGAAGACACGATTGAAAAGGACTCGGATTTCGTCCTACTGCCTGACGGATTGTACTATTTTACAGTCGTTGGCATGGAACGTACACGACACACGCCGAATCCACAAAATCCCGGCAAATTGCCAGCTTGTAACAAGGCTATCGTCAGTATCAAGATTGTAGCTAACGAAGGCGAAACAGAATTGCGCCACAACCTGTTCTTACACAGCTCAACTGAAGGAATGTTATCTGCTTTCTTTTCTGCGATTGGTCAAAAGAGAAAAGGCGAACCGCTCCGCATGAATTGGAATACCATCATCGGTACAACTGGAGTATGTAAGGTCGGAACTCGACAATACAATAACAACAATTACAACGAAGTTAAGTCTATGCTCTACCCTGAAGATGTTGATTATACAAAAGTATTAAACCAACAATCAGGACAAGCTGCACAACCTAGCTACCAACAGCCACAGCAACCACAAGCTGGATACCAAGCTGGGCAATTCTAGGAGGTAAGGGATGCAATTAAGACCTTATCAACAGGAAGCACGAGAAGCTGTTCAGGCTGAATGGGCTAAAGGTCGCAAGCGCACGCTCTTAGTATTACCGACAGGTTGTGGAAAGACAATCGTCTTTTCCAAAATCATTGAAGACCAAGTGAAAGAGGGCAAGCGTGTGCTTGTCCTTGCTCATAGGTCGGAACTTTTAGAGCAGGCTAGCGACAAGCTAAAGACTGCGACAGGGCTCGGCACAGCCTTAGAAAAAGCCGAAAACACTTCTATCGGATCATGGTATCGAGTAGTCGTTGGATCAGTCCAGACCATGCAGAGGGAGAAGCGACTTAGTCAATTTCCTCCGGATTGGTTTGATACGATTGTCGTCGATGAAGCCCATCACGCTATCTCAGATGGTTATCAGCGCGTCCTTGGCTACTTCGAGCAGTCTAACGTCCTTGGAGTAACAGCGACGCCAGACCGTGGAGATATGAAGAATCTCGGTTCTTACTTCGACAGCTTAGCTTACGAGTATTCGTTAGTTCAGGCTATCAAAGAAGGGTATCTATCTAAAATCAAGGCTTTGACAATCCCGTTAAGCTTAGATTTATCAAATGTCAGCATGTCAGCGGGTGATTTCAAGGCGAGCGATGTTGGAACAGCACTGGATCCATACCTGGAACAGATAGCGGACGAAATGGTCAAGCAATGTGCAGACCGCAAGACAGTCGTATTCTTGCCTTTGGTAAAAACCTCACAGAAGTTTCGAGATATTCTAAACGCAAAAGGTTTTCGCGCTGCTGAAGTAAATGGAGAGTCCAAGGATCGCGCAGAGGTTTTAGAAGACTTCGAGAATGACCGCTACAACGTTCTTTGTAACTCTATGCTATTGACAGAGGGTTGGGATTGTCCGTCCGTAGACTGCGTAGTAGTATTGCGACCTACTAAGGTACGGGCGCTGTATAGCCAGATGGTAGGGCGTGGGACTCGCTTGCATCCGGGCAAGGAAGAATTGCTCTTACTAGACTTTCTCTGGCATACAGAACGCCACGAACTATGCCGGCCAGCTCACTTAATCTGTGAGACTCCAGAAGTCGCTCAGAAAATGGTTGAGAACATGGAAGAGCAAACCGGAGTCATGCTTGACCTTGAAGATATGGAAGTGAAGGCGGCTGAGGATGTCGTCGCTCAACGTGAAGAAGCCTTGGCCAAGCAACTCGCAGAAATGCGCAAACGCAAGCGCAAGCTAGTAGATCCATTGCAATTTGAAATGTCTATCCATGCCGAAGATTTGTCGAACTATGTGCCTAACTTCGGATGGGAGATGGCGCCTGCTAGTGATAAACAAATCAAAGCGCTTGAAAAATACGGTATCCTTCCTGATGAAATCGCAAACGCTGGAAAAGCTGCATTATATTTAGACAGATTGCACAAACGACAGTCAGAAGGCTTGACGACACCGAAGCAAATTCGCTTCCTAGAAGGTCGTGGTTTCAAAGATGTCGGTATGTGGCAATTTGACCAAGCTAGAAATATGATTAATCGCATAGCAGCTAATGGTTGGAGAGTTCCGACAAGCGTGCGACCAGCTGAATATGTACCGGAGTGATGTATGAAATTTCTAGATTTATTCGCAGGCATCGGCGGATTCCGTTTGGGAATGGAGTCTGCCGGCCATAAATGTATCGGCTTTTGTGAGATTGACAAATTCGCTAGAGCTAGTTATAAAGCTATACACGACACGAAGGGAGAAATTGAATTACATGACATTACAAGAGTCACAGATGAGTCTATTCGAAGAATCGGACGTGTGGACGCTATCTGTGGAGGATTTCCGTGCCAGGCTTTCTCAATTGCAGGAAACAGACGAGGTTTTGAAGATACACGAGGAACTCTCTTCTTTGAAATCGCAAGGTTTGCTTCCGTACTCAAACCTAAGTATCTATTCCTCGAGAACGTCAAGGGGCTTATTAGCCATGATAAAGGGTATACCTTTGAGACAATCATCGGATCGTTGGATGAATTGGGGTATGATGTCGAATGGCAAGTGCTTAACAGCAAAGATTTTGGAGTACCACAAAACAGAGAAAGGTGCTACATTGTCGGACATCTTAGAGGAACAAGTGGAAGACAAATATTTCCTATCGCTGAAACAAGATCAGATAAATCAATTATGCAACTAGGAAATATCAAAAAAACCGAAAGTTTTGGTGGAAATCCTCAATGCGGAAGAATTTACAGCATAGACGGATTGGCGCCTTGCCTAAATACAATGCAAGGAGGTCAAAGAGAGCCAAAAATCTTTATTGATGGTAGAGTACGCAAGCTAACACCTCGAGAATGTTGGAGATTACAAGGATTTCCAGATTGGGCTTTTGATAAGGCGCAGAAGGTCAATAGCAACTCTCAGCTATACAAGCAAGCAGGAAATAGCGTGACAGTCAATGTGATTGCTGCTATCGCAAAGGAATTTAGATAAAAAGGAGAAAACAGTGGCAGAGAATGATTTTAATTTGTTGCCGTTGCTGGATTACATCAATCCTGCCACGGTAGACTACCAGACATGGGTAAATGTGGGCATGGCCTTGAAACACGAGGGCTACACGGCATCTGACTGGGATAACTGGTCGCAAAATGATAGCCGGTATAAGAAATTTGAATGCTTCAAGAAATGGGATACCTTCAACGAAGAAGCAGGAACTATCGTGACGGGTGCGACTATTACACAACTTGCAAAAGAAAATGGTTGGGTGTCGCAATCTGGCTACGATAGCGAGAATGCGCATGAGTTAGGCTGGGCCGATACAATAGATCGTGATTATCGTGTTATTGATAAAGACTGGATTGAAGGTAAAGAGATTCACGAGCCGACTAATTGGAATCCTGTGCAGGAAATTATCAAGTACCTTGAAACGCTTTTTGAAGCTGGTGAAAATGTCGGTTATGTTACCAAGTGCTACCCAAAGACTGACGACGAAACTGGCGAGATTGTCAAATGGTTGCCAACTAAGGGAGCTTATGACCGTACTGCTGGGCAATTGATTGAAGAACTCAGTAGATGCAATGGCGATATTGGTGCAGTGCTGGGTGACTATCACGAAGAAGCCGGTGCATGGGTGAGATTCAATCCCATGGATGGAAAGGGCGCTAAAAATGAAAATGTGACAGATTTTAGATATGCGCTGGTTGAATCCGACAGTATGCCGATTGACAAGCAGAATGCCATTTATAAAGAACTTGAATTGCCGATTGCAGCCTTGGTTCACAGTGGAAACAAGTCCTTACATGCCATCGTCAAAGTAGATGCTAAGAACTATGAAGAATATCGAAATCGTGTTGATTACCTATATAAAATTTGTCAGAAGAATGGAATCATAGTTGATACGCAAAATAAAAACCCAAGCAGGCTATCACGTATGCCGGGCTTTGTCCGAAATGGCCAGAAGCAGTTTTTGGTAGATACCAACATTGGTAAGGCTGACTGGGACGAATGGTATCAATACATCGAAGATTTGAACGATGATTTGCCTGATCCTGAAGGATTGGCCGACAGCTGGGATAACTTGCCAGAGTTAGCTCCTGAGTTGATAAAAGGCGTCCTTCGTCAAGGCCACAAGATGCTGATTGCTGGTCCGTCCAAGGCTGGTAAGTCATTCGCTTTGATTGAGATGTCTATAGCAATTGCAGAAGGTAAAAAGTGGCTCGGTTGGGATTGTACGCAAGGGCGTGTCCTCTATGTCAACCTAGAGCTAGACCGTCCGTCTGCCTTGCATCGCTTCCGTGATGTCTATCAAGCTATGGGATTGCCACCTCAGAATATCCAGAATATCGATATCTGGAATCTGCGTGGAAAGACCGTACCGATGGACAAGCTAGCGCCTAAGCTCATTCGCAGAGCTTTGAAGAAGAATTACATCGCTGTCATCATCGACCCGATTTATAAGGTTCTGACGGGTGATGAGAATAGTGCAGACCAGATGGCGCACTTTACCAATCAGTTTGATAAGGTGGCCACAGAGTTAGGCGCTAGCGTTATCTACTGTCACCACCACTCAAAAGGTTCTCAAGGTAGCAAGAAGTCTATGGACCGTGCCAGTGGTTCTGGTGTATTCGCTCGGGATCCTGATGCGCTTATCGATTTGGTCGAGCTGGAAGTGTCAGAGGAATTGCTTACTCAAAGACTGAATCAGGCGGCGTGCGAAGTATACAAACTGGCTTTGCAAGAGCGAAACAATGACTACTACCAGCAAAATGTCGGCTTAGATGACCTCTTAAGCCCTGCGCAGATGCGGACACATTTCGATAAAGGCATTCCTGATGTCATGGCTCGGGCGCCGTACACAGACAAACTCGAAGAAGTCCGTAACAAGATCCAGATAGCGACCGCATGGCGTGTAGAGGGTACGCTCCGAGAGTTCGCCAAGTTCAAGCCAGTCAACATGTGGTTCAGCTATCCAGTACACGCGCTTGATGAAACAGGCGTGCTGGCGGATATACAATTGGAAGATGATAAACCAGGGTGGATGAAAGCTAAGGAAACTCGCAAAAAGAATGCTAAGGAAGACAAAAAACAGAAGTTGATAGAGTTTGACGAAGCTATCGAAAATGCAAATTTTGGTGAGCCACCCTCAAAAGAAGACGTAGCTGAATATTTAGGAGTATCTATAAAAACAGTTACTCGCAGATTGAATTCATCTAAAAAATACTGGTTCGACAAGAACTCAAATTCAATAAAAGAAAAAGGACAAGACCATAAAAACGTGGTCGTGTCCGAATAAGACAGCACCATAAATTCATGGTTATGTCTTTGTCTCAAAAAGGACAGACAAGACCATAAAAACGTGGTCGTGTCCGGGACAGCCACCTATATATTATATATATAGATAATGTCCTGTCGTCCATCATGTCCATACCTGTATAGACAGGGTTGCTTAAAACGCACCCTGTCATATACAAGGGTCATGGACTAAGCGCGAAATTAAAAAAGAAAGGAAGTGCATTTTTAAAAATGTCTATTGAATTCTTTTTACCGATGCAAAAAATTCCAACAACGACTCACCAACAAAAAAAGGTAAACGTGCAATTTGGGAAGCCAATCTTTTATGAGCCTACCGATTTGAAAAATGCCAGGATGAAATTTGAAAGCTTACTTGCCAAGCATGTTCCTACTGATAAATTTAAAGGAGCAATTAGACTGACAGTCAAGTGGTGCTTCCCTCGTATCAAAAAAAGCTACGACGGCCAGTACAAGACCACAAAGCCAGACACAGACAATCTGCAGAAGTTACTTAAGGACTGTATGACGAAGCTTGGATACTGGAAAGATGATGCCCAAGTGGCCAGCGAGATTGTCGAGAAATTCTGGGCGGACACAGTCGGGATCTATATCAAGATTGAGGAATTGCCATGAAGATTGACTACATAGATTTCTTTAGCAGAGTCGTTCCAGAGTGGATGGCGCGCAGCAATCAGAAGAGCCAAGAAGTCGGATTCGGAACCGATGCTTATTGGCAATGGGCGGTGTCGTCAATTGGAGAAATTTGCAAGCAATACAATGATGATGAGCTGGTGACAGAACAGTTCGGCCTGCTCTTTAACTGGCTAGAAAAACAAGCAGGATAAACCATGAAATACAACAAACAAATAATGATTGACGGGTTGAAGCGGTCAATCGAGCAGACAGAGGCAAGGATAGTAGAATTGTCTAAGCCTTGTGTCAAATCACTAGCTTTTAGCAGGTCAGAAGAACGTGACTTGCTGAAAAAGCGAGTGAAGAAAATGAAAGAACAGTTAAAGGAGTTGGAAGATGAATAAACAGGAATTGATTGAAGCAGTTATTGAGTTACCAGTAGATTGCAGTGGCTCTAGACCTAAGATTGATAAATTAACAACATTGGAATTGATAAAGTTGCTAGACGAACCCGAAAAAGTCAAAGTATCTGAGGAAGAAGAAAAATTCCTTAAAACGTTTGATTTTAACTGTGAAAATGATGTTACAAAAGCTTTATATAATGTTTCACGAGTGGGATGGGGTTACTATTTAACAGATAACAATGGCATAGAATTAAAAGACTTGACTGAAGAGTTTAGGAATCTTGAAAACAGAAAAAGATTAATAAAAGCTATACTCGACGGCTACGAGGTCGAGAAAGAGAAGCGGTATTTGGTGAAGGCGAAGGAGATTGGAGACCATAATAATTATTTGAAATACAACACGAACCAAAAAAAATGGTATTTCGGTTCTCGCTTTATCTATGTGAATGATGTAGATACGAAAATACACCACACCCGCAAAGAACTAGAAGATGCCAACTTTGGCTGGGTGTTTGATTGTCCAGGAATTGAGATTGAGGAGGTGGAGAATGGACTATGAAACACCTTTAACAAAGAGGCAGTGTGAATTATTCGCTTTTATGCTAAAACAAAAGAGGATTGATAACAAGATTACATTGAAGGAATTAGGAAGTAAGTTAGGCTACTCAATCGCAACAATCTCAAATTGGGAGAATTTAAAATATGCTCCTGACATGTATAACGTTGAGGATGTAGCTACTTATTTCAATCTGCCAATGAATATATTTATCGGAGAAGGGTGACATGGTGCAGAGATCTATTGAGAAAGAGCTTAAAAAACTAAAATTTAAAAATGTAAAAATACAATCTTTACATTGCGAAATCATCAATCTAAGGTCTGGTATTATGAAAGGTCAGACTTTTGACAGTATGCCGAAATCTCAGAACAATGATAATCGCACCGAAGAAATGAACATCAAGGCTATTGATCGCATAGCTGAACTTTATCTAGAAATTGAGAGGGAATACAAGGAGCAAGAGGAACTTGTCAGAGCGATTGAAGAGTTAGAGGAGCCAATTGAGAATATCGTGATGCGATTGCTCTACATTGATGGTCTATCTTGGTCTCAAGTAGAAAGAAGTTTGAATTGCAGTCCTGCGACTATACAAAGAGCTAGAGATAAGTCTTTAGTCAAGCTCGCTAAAATGTTTGATAATAACGATAGTAAATGATAGTTTTAAAGTGGTATTATGGTATTGTCAGCAAGTACGGTAAAACGAACTGATGACTCCTTTAATATTTTTTTTGTAACGGCATCAGGGACAAGCCAGTGATTTCCTCTTAGTCTTTTTGAGTTCGGTCTCTGATGTCGTTATTTTAGATTTTTAGTGTAGTGGTAACACAGCAGTCTCCAAAACTGTTATCGTGGGTTCGATTCCTGCAAAGTCTGTGAGAGGTCTTCATTAAGTCACATAAGCGTGTGGCTTTTTGTTTTGTAAAAAATTGGAGGTGATGGACATTGGGTTAAATCAAAGACAAAAGATGTTTGCAAGTGAGTATTTGAGGACTGGAAATGTCTATCAATCTGCAATATTCGCAGGATACAGTGAAGCATATTCTAAAACAACTGCTAGCAAATTGCTAGAAAATGCAAGCATTAAAACGTTCATACAAACAGAAACCGAAAAGATGCATGATGAGAATATTTTGAGTGCCAAAGAGGCCCTTTCAATCCTTTCAGACATCGCAAGAGGCAAGCGACTTGAAGAAGTTTTAATGATGAACCCTGTCACTGGTGAGGTGGATAGAGTTACGAAAAAAGCGGATAATAACACGGTTATTAAAGCAATAGCCGAGATATTGAAACGATATCCGACTGCTAAACAAGCTGAGAAACTGGAGCTTGAAATAGAGAAACTTAAATCTCAAATTGGTATGGATGACGAGCATGACGATAAGCTTGTAGAGTTTGCTAAGGCTTTGAGAGGTGCTTTTAATGACAAGTAAGTTCACGCCAAAACAAGAGCAAGTCCTTAGGCGAGTTTTGAACGATGATTTCTTTATTTGTGGTCTACACGGTGCGAAACGTTCAGGTAAGACTGTTCTAAACAATATGGTTTTCATGAACGAGATTGCACGAGTGAGAGAGACAGCTGATAGATTAAACATTGATGAGCCAATGTATATCTTAGCTGGAACATCTTCAACGTCAATACAAAATAATATCATTCAGGAACTTTATAACATGTTTGATATCGAGCCAAAATACGATAAGCACGGAGCGTTTACGCTTTGCGGAGTTAAGGTAATTCAAGTCTACACTGGTTCGATTTCAGGGCTAAAACGTGCCCGTGGTTTTACTGCTTTTGGAGCTTACATAAACGAGGCTTCGCTTGCTAATGAACAAGTTTTTAAAGAAATCGTCTCACGTTGTTCAGGAGAGGGTGCTCGAATTGTTTGGGATAGTAACCCTGATATCCCAACTCACTGGCTCAGACGAGATTATATCAACTCTGGAGACGATATGATCATAGATTTTCATTTCAAGCTAGATGATAATACATTTATGTCTGACAGATACAGGGAGAATATCAAGAATGCTACGCCAGCAGGCGTCTTCTATGACCGAGATATTCTTGGTCTTTGGGTGACCGGTGAGGGTGTGGTTTATCGTGATTTTAGCGAGAATATGTTTGTGAGTGAAGCGCCAGAAGATATCACAAGAATCTACGCAGGCGTAGACTGGGGTTATGAACACTTTGGCTCCATTGTAGTCATTGGAGAAACCTCAGACGGTTCGGTTTATCTTTTGGAAGAACATGCGCATCAATACAAAGAGATTGACTTTTGGGTAGATATAGCAAAAGATATCAAAGAACGATATGGAAATATCACATTTTGGGCAGATAGCGCACGACCTGAACACGTTGCGAGATTTCAAAGAGAGCAACTGAAGACGTTTAACGCTAATAAAGCGGTCTTGTCTGGTATTGAAGAAGTGGCCAAGCTGATGAAAGTCGGGCGCTTTTTTGTTGTCTCAGACAAGGTCAGCAAGTTCAAAGATGAGGTCTATCAGTACATCTGGAACGAAAAGACGGGCGAGCCAGTAAAAGAAAATGACGACGTGCTGGATGCGGTGCGTTATGCGATTTATTCGCATTATTCGCAACCGAAAGCAACCGTCCGCAGACGTTCAGACTACGGCTTATAGAAAGGAATTAAATGTATCAGATTTTAACTTATCCGCGGGATGGATACGATGAAACAGCTTTGAGTAAAGAATTGATTTACAAGCTGATTCGCAAGCATACACAAGAGCGCAGTCACTTGCAGAAATTGAAGAAATACTACTTGGGCGAGCATGCTATCTTGAAACATACGAGAAGAAATCAGAACGCTCCAAACTTCAAGACAGTAGCAAATCATGCTAAGGATATCGCGGACACGTCTACTGGCTATTTTATGGGCAATCCTATCAAGTATAACAATACTGCTGAGAGCGACCTTGAGCCTTTGCTTGAGGCTTTCGACGGTGCCGAAATTGACCAAGTAGATGCGCAGAACGCTTTGAACATGGCTATCTATGGACGTGCTTACGAGTACATCTATGCTAAAGAGGGGTTGACTGAGCTTGATTCGACTAGCGTGGACCCTGAGAATGTATTTCTTGTATACGATGATAGTATCGAACGCAAGGCTTTGTTTGCGGTCTACTACTACGAAATTAAAGATGACACGAAAGATACGACTAAGTATCAAGCCGAAGTCTTTACTCAGAACCTGCACTATCACATCGTGCTGCGTGATTCGAGTATGGGGACAACACGGAACGAGCAAGCAGAAGAACATAATCTCGGCCAAATCCCAATCATCGAGTACCGAAATAATCACTTTGCGATTGGTGACTACGAGCAACAGATCAGCTTGATTGATGCTTATAACTCGTTGATGGGAAATCGTGTCAACGACAAAGAACAAGCGGTTGAGTCTATTCTCGTATTGTACGGTGCGCAGTTGGCTGACAATCTGGAAGATGCCAGGGAAGCAATGAGTATCCTTGCTGAAGAAGGGCTTTTGGAATTGCCAGCAGATGCTAAGGCTGATTTCTTGAAAAATGCTCTGGACGAGAACGCAACTGAAATCTTGCGAAAGGCCTTGAAAGAAGACATCTACACATTCAGCCATGTGCCGAATTTAACAGATGAGAACTTCGCGGGCAATAGTTCGGGCGTAGCCATGGAATTCAAGCTGATGGGCCTTGAAATGATAACTAAGACGAAAGAAGCGAATTACAAGCGAGGTCTTAGACAGCGGATTGCTATCTTCGCTCACTACTTAGGCATGCAGCAGATTGCTCTTGAAGCACATTCAATCGTGCCACAGTTCAGCCGTGGACTTCCTAAGAACTTGCTTGAGTTGTCACAGATTATCAATAATTTGGAAGGCAAGGTCTCACTTCGTCAGCTTATTTCTCTCTTGCCATTCGTTGAAGATCCTGATGCTGAACTTGAAAGTCTTGAGGAAGAGAAAGAAAAGAATAAGGACCGTGTGCCATTCTTTAACCAGGCTAACACGAAGCCAGATGACGAGGTAGCAAATGAAGAACAAGGACTACTGGACCAAGAGAAAGGCTAATCTCATCTATGAGCAGATGGATAAGGCCGAGAAGCAAGCTGACAAGTTCGACGAGATTTACAAGCAGTCCAAAACCTATCTAGACAAGCAAATCAACAAGGTCTTTGATAGATTTCAGCGTGATTATGGTTTGAGCGAGCGTGATGCTCGTCAAGTCTTAAAGAACA